ATTGTCAAGCGTGCATCTTTTATATCGTTGGATATATTTATGCGGCTAGCGCCAGCCGGATGACCTTTGCCATCTTCACGCCGTGGGCAGGGTATGCAATAACAGGGACGGTCTTGTCCCAGCAGGCACGGCACGGGCCACACTTGCCATCGCGCGAGTACGCGCCACAAACGAATGCGTCTGTCTTGTCTTGAGCGGTCGGGATGATCGTTGATCCGTGAACGCCCGCAGTGTATGTGCCATCGATGCCGTCCGAGGACGGGCGCACCATGACGTTAGGCAATGCCTGCATGGCGGCAATGATCGGTTGAAACTTCGCAAACTTGTGCATGCGCGTGGGGAGCCAGTGCAAGGTGTTCGGGGTCCGTTGCATAACGTTAAACATTTTCTCAGCCAGCCCGAGTGCGTACATATCACCCGAGTCGAACCATCGGAAGTGTGTCTCACCCTCAAGCGCAGCGACCATATCGTCGCACCATGCGTCACGTTCCCAGTCTGTGCGGTTGAATTCGCGCGGGGCTTTGACGTTGGGGTAGTGGTAGTTACCCGTGGTGGCGTAGCACCCGGAGCATGCAGGCACTAGCGTGCCGTCGTCGCCTTTACTGCCCGGACATGTATCGAGTGCTTGCAGGGACCAAGACAGGCAACCCAGCTTTGAGGTTTCAGACATACGCACATTGGCACGGGCGGTCTTGCGGGCAGTGGAAGCTTTCATCGGTTCGGTCCTCAAGAAAATATATCGTTTGATATAAAAAACATAACATCTAATCAACTACAGGGTACATAGTACCATACAATAACAGTATTGTCAAGTGTGTGGTGTTGGATGGTGGGGCTTTGTATGTTATGTCCGAGATAACATACAATAATTTGTAAGTGCTTGATTTATAAGGGAATTATTAATGTATGTTATGTCCGAGATAACATACAATACGTCAAAAAAGCTCGTAAGTCGTTGATTCTAAAGACATTAATATTGTATGTTATCTATAAGTACTATATATACAATAAATGAAGGGGTTTTTTGAACACTGCGTTTTCCCGTGCTTGAAGGGGATTTAGCTTTTTTTCTCAAACCTTGCTCATTTATTGTCAAAAAGGCACTTTTAGATAACATACAATAATAAATCCTTTGTTTTCAGGGACTTACAGCATTTTCGAGGGTAATGTATGTTATCTCCGAGATAACACACAATAGTAGGGTTGACACTAAAATTTAAAACCGCTATGCTGGACCCAGCATAGCGATAAGCACTATTGTCAAGCATCGGCGATGATTTTTATATCCGATGTTATATTTTTTTGAAGTGGCCCCATTCGGCACGCGCTCGCGCGCGAAGCAACTGGTTTCGCGGGGGGGTTGACAAACTCGCAAAAAAAGTGATACGCTGTGCCCAGCGTATCACCCAGCGCCAGCAACAGAAGGCAGACAAAATAAAACCCGCCGAAGCGGGTTGATGGTCAAGGCGGGTTGGGTCAGGCCGAGTAGAAAGCCTTCGCAAGCGCCTGTTCGGCATTCATCAGGGCGTGCCATGCCCGGCGGATGCGCCGGTTCTCGCGACCCTCAAGGGTCCGCCTATTTTGCAGGATCTGGCCGAGTACCATGGTTGGCCAATCGCGAATGTCAACACAATCGGGCCGGTCTAGGTTATTGGCTACTGCGTTGAATCGCGCCCACGCGCGGGCGGTATTCGAAAGTGCTGTCATTTTTATATCCTATGATATATTTTTGCCCCGACCGGCTGGCCGGGGCTGTTAGGTTTACTCGGCGCTGGTCAGCGTGACGAAGCTGCGCGCCGTGCGCAGGGCGGATTGGAAGCCCACTAGGTCGACATTCTTCAGACCCTCGGCCTTCTGTGCCTGCGTAAGCATGGTGCTGAGGATCTTCGCCCATTGGTCGGGGCTGGCTGCGCCTTCGGTCTTTTCCTCTTCAGCCTTGTCACCTTCGGCCTTGCCGCCTTCGGCGCTCTCGGTCTTGGCCTTCGGGTAGGCGTGGCCTACGATCCGGTTCCACGCAGTATTGATATCTCGATGCAGCGCGAGGCGCGCAGCCTTGGTCGTGTCGTCCAGATTCTTAACCGGGGTTGACCAAAGCTTAAACTCTGCAGCGGCAAGGCGACCCGAGGCATACGCTGCGCGCAGGGACTGTGCAGCCTCTTTGGTCATTGCATCCCATGATTCGCGGGTCGGGTAGGCTTCGCAGATCGCGGTCGCGGCCAGCTTCAGCTTGTCGTCGCGCTTGCCATCGACTGCTCCGACTGTTTTCAGTGCTGTTTTCAGTGCTGCGATCAGGGTAGCGGCTTTGGTGTTGGTTGCTTTCATGTTGCGGTCCTCTTTGGTTGGTTACGGCACAGCGCCGAGTCATAACTATACAATACCTTGGCCAATCCTCAAAATATATCGAACGATATAAAAAACCGACGGCTGATAGTCGGCGGGCACCCCCCTAAACGCACAGATGTGACTCCTCCCCCCCACACCCCCTTAATCCCCGTAAATAGTCAGTACTTTTACTTTTCATGGACTATACAATAATGTCTAATATGAGAAGACCCCCCGGTAGGAGTCCCAAACCCTCTAAATAAAATTACAATACAAAAAATAAACTGCTATACTCGCGGTCATCTCGGTTTTACCGATGCGATTATGTTTACGCCCGAAATAGAGTCCGGAATCCCTATTCCGTTTGATGATGAGGACACCCTCCCCGATATGTCGGAGGAGGAAGAGGTTCGCGTTAGAGCCACTACTGCAAAGCTCATTGCAGATTTAACGGGGCAAGAGCTTGACCCCGATCCGGTTCAACGCCAGCAGGCTATCGATCTGTTTATCAACAACAGTAATAACCGCCTGCCGCTATCTGCCTACCCAAATGAAACCCTTGCCTATCTGGCGGGGATGGTCACCATGTATGACGGCATGGTGGTTAAGGAGTTGGCGAACCTAAAGCTGTATGTAGTTAATAGGCTGATCGAGGAATCGATGAAAGCCCCCCGACCTGAAACCCGGATCACTGCCTTGAAGGCGCTTGGGGAGATTGACGGGGTGGATGCGTTCAAGAAGCGCACCGAGATTACTATTCAGCAGCGTTCTACCGAGGATATTGAACGCGAGATCATGGAAAAGATCGACAAACTGACTATAGATATGGGTCCAGTCAGTGAAGCGGAGGGTGAGGAGTGTTAACTCCTGCCAAGATCGCCGCCCTTAAAAGCCAACTGCCTACGATGTCGCCCGAAGAGAAGCTCCGGGTGCTGGATTTGCTGGCTGAATACGAGAAACGCAAGCAAATGGGGGATGCGAGGGGGTCTTTTACCTCGTTTATTAAGCACGTTTACCCCCATTACAAGTTCGGTGCCCACCATAAGAAGCTCATTTCCCTCTTTGAAGCGGTTGCTAGGGGCGAAAAGAAGCGGATTATTGTCAATATTGCCCCCCGACACGGTAAATCCGAACTCATTTCCTACCTAGCACCGGCTTGGTTTCTGGGTAATTTCCCCGAAAAGAAGGTCATTATGGCCTCCCACACTGCTGACTTGGCGGTGGATTTTGGTCGAAAAGTGCGTAATTTGGTGGGGGAAAGTGCCTATAAACAGGTGTTTCCTGATGTTGCACTGCAACAAGACTCCAAGTCTGCGTCCCGCTGGGGAACGAACCATAAGGGCGAGTATTTCGCTATCGGTGTAGGCGGTGCGCTGGCAGGCCGTGGTGCGGACCTGTTCATTATTGATGACCCCCACTCAGAGCAAGAAGCCAAGCAAGGTAAGCCCGAAGTATTTAAGCCCCCGTGGGAGTGGTTCCAGTCAGGCCCGTTGCAGCGTCTGATGCCGGGTGGCGCAATTATTGTGGTGATGACCAGATGGTCAAAACTTGATCTGACGGGCCAGTTGATCGACCACATGACAAGAAACCCCGATGCCGATCAGTGGGAAGTGGTTGAACTGCCTGCCATTCTTAATGAGAACACCGAGGATGAGAAACCCCTTTGGCCTGACTTTTGGACGTTGGATGAGTTGCTGTCTAAAAAGGCGGGTATGGACCCCCGGTACTGGCAGGCTCAGTACATGCAGCAGCCAACCTCTGAAGAGGGCGCACTAATAAAGAGAGAGTGGTGGAACGTGTGGGAGGAGGAGAAACCCCCTCGGTGCGACTTCACTATTATGTCTTTGGACGCTGCTCAAGAAGCGACTAACCGGTCTGACTTTAACTCCCTGACTGTGTGGGGTGTGTTTGACAATGAGGAGTCGGGGGCTAGGAACATCATCTTATTAGAGAGTATCCGGGAGCGGATGGAGTTTCCTGAACTCAAGAAGATGGTGCTTGAGAACTATAAAGAGTGGGAGCCTGACTCGTTCATCGTTGAGAAAAAGTCCAACGGGGCGGCGTTGTATCAGGAACTGCGGTCTATGGGTGTGCCGGTGTCCGAGTTTACGCCGGGTAAAGGTCAAGACAAGATCGCCCGAGTTAATGCTGTTTCAGACTTATTCTCTTCTGGTATGGTATGGGCACCAGATACACGGTGGTCAAGAG